GACGTCACGGCACAAGCCCTCGAAATTGGCAGCCACAAGCTGATTGTTGGACACCTGCAAAGACAACTTGCTGAATTCGCAGCCATCATAGCGATGGAACGGATTGTCCGCTGTGCCCAGATCGGAGAAATACTCTTCCATAACGAACGATCGCCGAGTAGCTCCCGTTTTGAGCACGTTGTCAGTCCACGTACCGCCAAACACAGCTTGGAGCCACGTATCATAAGCGCCATAGCGAAGCCAATCCTGCAAGCTAAAGCTGCCCTTGCGATTGCCTTGCCGTACACCCGTACGATGAAAATCGCCACGAATCGTATCATCTTCCAAAGTATCAGCGTCAATCTTCGGCCCACCCGATCGAGCAAGCATCGTCTCAAACACGGGAGTTGCGCCCGTACCCGCACCGTAAGTGGCTTCCGCTATGAGAGCTAGTCGTCGCGCTGCGCCTGTTGCCATGATCGTTCCTGCTTTCTAGCGCGCAATGCGCGCTTCCCATTCAATTGTTACAATTGACTTGAAGTAGTCTCCATCACGTCTTGCTGGACCAGGACCACAAGCACGCACAAGCACTGCTTGCCCATTACTCGTAAGCCATTGCCCAGCTTTGAACGAAACGCGAAACGTGTCTACTATAGTTGACGCGTTGTTATCGCCCGTTTCCAGCGGATCATAAACATTGATCTGCGTAATACCGGGAATCAAATCCTGCCCATGCTCACCCAGCGTATCCACAAACGTGCGCGCGGGCATGTGAAAGACTTCCGCGTAGGCAGCGCCATTGGGCGCAATTTTCGGACCATTTGGCCACTGTACTAGCTTGCTTGCAAGTGGTGTTGCCAACTGCACTTCAATCGCTAGCTGTGCATTTGCGTAACTCACAGTTCGCCCTCACTGATAGCTTGATTGATCAACTGCTCGACTTCCGCAAGGCTTATGCGAACCATACCGTCGGGCGCTTTGGTGCTTGAGTGGCCCTCGTACTCAATCACGAGCACATAGGGCGCGTTGTTGCTGAAGTAAAACGTCTCATCGCCTTTGAGCTTCGCCAGCACGTCCATGAGCAACGATTTTACGAAGGAACCGTCTTTCGACTTGCGAGGTACTTCGTCATACTCAGGCGCTCCAGTGCTCGGCTGCCAATTGCCTTTAAGATGCCCGCTAAGCACGGGTGTACGATCAATGATGGCAACGCACAGCTTGCCGATAAATACGCGTCGAATACGCTCGACTTCGTCGATCGCATCTTTTGCAAACTGTTCTATGTCGGCTGCAAAACTCACTTTGCAACCCCAACAGTGTAGACAATTGGAACGCCAGCAGGATTAACTGGAGTAACGCCGACGACAGGCCACACAGTGCCATCGGCTAGCGTAACTTCGTCGCGCGACTGCGGCAGGAAGCCAAGCAACGCTGACACTTTGAGCGCACGAACTGTCTTGCTTACAAGTGTTCCCGGTGCACACTGACTAGCAAAGGTTCCCATCAACGCTTGTGTTACGGGTATCTCAACTGCATTTGCAGTGCCGGACGCAGTAGCCGCGCCCTTCGTGACCACACCTGTGGAACTATTGCGAGACGGAGCGTAGCGAGCAATCGTTATCGACTGGCCAGCCTTAGCTAGCTGCTTGTCAGCATTGCGCGCTATGCGCTCATAGCGCGGATTGGATGCGAGAATTACCCCCGCTACGCCGCTACCATAAACGCTAGTTGCCACACAAGTAGCAACTGCCATACCTTGTACAATAAGTTGCCCACTAGCTACTGCAACGGTAGCCGCAACAGCAAGTGCGGAAACGCCGTCTACGATAGGAATATAGCCTTCGCCACTGCAAGCGCTAGCTGCCGTTGCTGATGTTCCACTACCTGTAACCGTTAGTGTACCACTGCTATCTACAGTAGTAGCCGCTGCGCTAACAGTGCCTGTGCCAACGACGCTATCGCCAGCTGAAACGAAACCTTCTCCGCTAACTGTGCTAGCGGCTGCCTGTGCTGTTGCAGTACCTTGCACAGTTACAGTTGCCGTTGCGCCACAAGTGCCAGCTTCTGCTACTAGCGCCCCGCTACAATCGACTGTGAGTGTGCCGCTGCTCGCAATTGTGGTAGCTGTTGAAGATAAAACAGCTGTACCTGTAACAGAAGCTTCACCAACAGATCCTGCACCGCTAGCTGTTAAAGCTGCAGACTGTGCTGTGCCAACGCAATTAACAGTCAACACACCACTAGCTACAACCGCAGCGGCTACCGCAATAACAGTACCTGTGCCTGTAACGCTAACAGTACCTGTGCTAGCGACCGTGGAGGCTTCGGCTGACAGTGAGGCGGTGCCAGAAATGCTAACGGTGCCAGAACTAGCTATAGTCGCGGCTACTGCACTAATGGTGCCTGTGCCTGTAACATTTACGATCTGCTCCAGCTCTGCAAACCACAGCGTCGCCTTCGACGCGTATCCGGTCGCATTCGGATGCGCGAAGTCCGAAAGCTCGCTCTGATGGTTCAGGAAATACGTGTTGAAGTCGGGCCCCGCGCTGGCGGCTTCCGCCGCCACGATATCGTCGATTTCGTCGCAGTAAAGCAGCTCATACGCTTGCGGGGTGGCGTCTGTCGTGTAGCCTGGCTTCGCCAAGAACGTGTTAGCTGCCGTACTCCCGTATGTCGCGAGTGCTGACAAAATCGAGTCCACGTGGCTGTTGAAGGTCGCCGCCGCCACGGACGAAATGCCGTCGTTGATCCCAAGGTCGAGCAGCCAATAGTTGGGATTGAGAATGCTGACCCGCTTGATCCAATTGGTGTTGGCTAGCAGGGAGATTACTTCAGTCGTTGAATACCCTGAGATGGACTCGTTCCAAATCAGGACCGGGTATCCATAGTTCGTTGCGATGGCGTTCTGGAGGTCCACCAAGAACGACTTGCGCCACTGCGAGCCGCCCGCGTGGTCATATTGCGGGAATTGGCGGTTGTCGGTCGAAACGTTCCCGCTCGTCGCCTGAGTCCAGTTGTTGACCGTATTCGCATCGTAGTACGGGTATCCCGCCGACGTCGAGTCTCCGAAAAGCATGAAGATGTCGCCCACTCCAATGTGGATCGCCTCATCGTGGTTGGCCGCTCCCGACTGCACTTCGTTGGACGAGTTGACGACATACACGTCAAGTGTGTGATCCCCCTTCGGCACGCTTGTAAACGCGTGCGCGAAGGTCTCCGACCCTCCGGTGGAGTAGGCCACGGTCTCTCCACCAAGACCCTCGTCCAGCACGAACTTCACGCCGCCGCCACTCGGCAAAAGTGACGCTGGCACGATCGCCGCCACGTTGAGCGTCGTGGACGTCTGAATGTATGGCACGTGGTCGATACCCACGTAGGTTTCGACGTAGTCGTAGATCGTCAGCGTGGCAGTCGTAGCGGCGGACGCGACCTTGCGAAAAGGCTTCGAGACGCTGATTGCGTCTGCGGCAGCGTCCAGATTGCTCACCGTAAAATTGTCATAGTCGATCACACTGCTGTTGCCGCTCAACCCAACACGACCATGCATCATATGACGACTGGCGCTGGTATCCGACTGATGCAAGTGCGCCACTAGGGCATTTCCGTTTTCCAGGTCGTAAACGTGTATTGACAAGTCGACCTGGCCATACCCGTTGTTGGCGGCAGAAGCGACCATTCTATAATTGTGGTTCGCTACCAGCGTTGAGATAGTAGAGGTGTTCCAGTTGGTTGTGGTTGATCCTCCATGCATGAGCCAGATGTAGACGTAGTCCGCTCCCACAAAAAACATGTATCCTGTGGGCGAGGTGGAAAACGACTGCTCGCGCAACCAGATCTCAGGGGCACTGCCAATGTCGGCAGTGGTGAAGTCGACCGACACCTCAACGTTGTCGAAGTCCTCAGCGGCCGGCCTGTACAAGCCGTTGGTGAGGTAGCTTCCTGCCGAGGTCAACCGCAGCTTATTGGCGTTGATCGTCCACGCCGACGGATACCCGCCCGAAGGGCACTCCCAGCCATTGCCAGGAGTGCCGTTTGCACGAGTGAAAGCGTCAATGAAAGACGGGCAGGACACCGATTCCCCGCTTACGATCCATCCGGCTGCGACAACGTAAGCGATGTTACTTGCACGATTACGCCGCTTTGAATTGTCGCCGACGACAAATTCAACTCCGCGCCACTGGTTCCCGTAGTGACGTCGCAAATCGCCGTTGTTCCGTCAGAAGCGAACAACCGCGCAAACGTATGCGTCCCCGTCGCATCCGCCGAGCTATCCTGTGTAATCGCGTTTGCTGCCGCCGATCCGGCATTGGCCGCAGCAAACGCGGTAGCGCCAAAGCGCAGTTCCGCCAGTAGCGTATTGCTATTGAGAGCGGTGTCCGCGTTGGTGGGCTTTGTGCCGCTATAGATACGCAAATAGCCGGTATTGAGCGCGGCGCAAAGGTTATCAAGCTGTGCATTTCTGCGGGCAACTGACAGTTTCATTGAACAATTCTCCCTCTGTTGAAGTGTTTACACTCGAATCGTCACGCCAACACCGCCAAACAAAGAAACTTGCAGTAGTGGCGCTAGCAGCGTGTCCGCCTCTGGAAATTGAGGTTGCGGCGCACTGTCGCCATGATCCGCGTAGCGCGTAGTAGTCGCGCCCACGACAGTCTCCTCTACGACAACGCGCCCTTCGCTTGTCGCGCTAAGCACACCATCATTGGCGTATGCGTAGCAAGCTAGGCGCTGCTGTGCCTGCACCAAGCAAGTAGGAATCTCGTCTTCTTCCACCTCGAAGCTATCGACCCATACTCCCTCGCGCGGCCACTGCAAGGGATTATCCTTGTCGGTCTTTCTGCCTTGAAATTCAGCGCGCAAGCCTTCGATGTAGTCCATTGCTGTAATCAGCAATTTCTCAATTGCAGCGTCTGCACCTGTGCCTGTAGGCAGCAGCAACCCTCGCGCAGTTGCAAAGGCTTGCGTGGCTGCAACAGTTGTGTAGCTATTTGCGTTTGCTACCACTGTCCCGTCTTCAACTGTTATAGCCACGCTTTACCCCCTGGCTACTTGTTGTTTGGCTTCGCCTGTTGCAACTGCGGCTGCACCACAGTCACGTTCTTCGCCTTGAGATAGGCAGGCGGAACGCAGCCGGCACAACGGCAACCGTCCTTGGGCGGCAAGCTTGACTTGCGCGCATTGCGAAAGGTCTTTGTGCCCAGTGCTTCGGCTGCGGCGTAGTCGGCTGCAGTCGGCACAGCACCGTTGACGAAAAAGAGAATCTGCTGTTGCTTTGATTCGCGCATGTTAAGTGCCTCCGTCCTTGGCCACATGAACAACCGCAGTGATCGCGTTGGCCGAAATGGTCACTGTCAACGAACCCCCTCCGGGTAAGGCGACTACCTGCCCGTTGTACAGCGTAGCTTGTCCGCTGGGCAACGCAGGGTTCACGGGCGGATTGGTCACGCTGTAGACAGTCGCAAAAGCAGTGCCACTGTCAATGCCACCGTCGCGATAGTTGGGCGGAATTGCCCCTGCGTAGTAGTCGGCGCTTTCGGGCGTAGTACGCAGTCGCGCCTTCAGTCCATTGCGTACGACCACAGTGTAGGGTGCAGCAGCCTGCCCGCTTAGAGTCGTGATAGTCGACTTCTCACCGGATGTCGGCACGGGACCACCGGTGAAATAGATGATCTTCTTCGCAGCGAGTGCGCCGCCAGCGCCAAGCACAAGCGCCAAGAGTGCTAGCAAGAAAACGTGAAATCGCATTGTTCAATCCTTTCGATAGAGTTTGCAGTAGCGCAACAGCAAGCTAGCACCAATTACTCAGTGCTAGCTTGCAAGCTGCAATTAGGTGTCGTCGCTGCGTACAACGACGCCTGGGCCGTCCTTGATCGAGTTGACCACTTGATCCCAGTTGGTGCCGACAGCAACAGCATCGGCAAGTGGACTCGCGCCGCCATGTGCTTCGTCCCACTTGAGCCCCTTCAGCGTCAAGTTAAAGCTGCCTTCCGCCTGGTAGGTGTCAGTGATGTTCGTCTTTCCGGTAGTCGTCTGCGTGACAGCACGGAAACCCGGATTTTCCTCCATCGTCAAAGCACCTTGCACGAGTCCGATCGTCAGATAGTCGCCATCTTCGGCAATCAGATCCGGCGCATCAGTCACGATGAAGGGTCGACCCACGATGTCAGCCATGATGCTGACCGTGCCGTAGGTAAACAGTGACTTGGCATTCGCCAAGCCTGCCGCGATCAACTGATGGAAAGGAGTGCTGTGCATAACCCAGGCCGCGATAGCACCTGACCGGTCACCGAACTTCGCAGCGCCACTGTTGAGTGCATCCAGCGAAATCACGTCATCCGTGCTGTCGTACACAACATCAGATCCGATCGTCTGCAACGCAGCCGCAGCCGCAGCAATAGCCAGATTCAGCTTTTGCTGCAAGAACGCTGGCCCGAGGCGCTGTGCAACCACAATCGCCGCTTCTCCTGGCGCGCGTCCAATATGGTTCCACAACGCTTGATCGATGCGAATCGGCTTCGTGCCGTAAGACAGCCGAACACCACCTACCACGTCACGTGACAGATTCGCCTCAGCTACAGCGTCGTCGCTGTAGACATCACGAAGGACAACAGCATCCTCCATGTCATAGATCGCTTCTCTGTTGTAGTCGCCTGGATTGTTGCCTGCCTTCAACACAATTGTGTTGCGGCTTGCACCGTTCAAGACATCGACCATCTGAGCGATCCCTTGCATCATTGCAGTTTCGAGCGTTCGTTCAAATACCTGCAAGTTTGTCAAATTGCTAGCGGCCATGTACTATCCTCCGAGAATTGGGTTTGCTTTTACAGCAGCCGCAGCCAAGTCGGCGGGGTTGCCTCGAAGCCAGTCAACTTTGCCTGGCGAAGCACTGCTTGCGCCGATGATTACTCCCGAGGCACTGCCTCCTGAAGCCTTTGAGGCTGATAGTAGCCCGGCATACTTCTTTGTGCCAACTATTTCTTTTTCGAGATCTTCGATCGTCGCTGCGGAAGGCTTGCCCGCGCTGTCCAGCACGCGAGTGACAGCCTTGCCGTCGCTGCCATACTCGACAGTGAGCCGCTTTTGAATCGATTCAGCTAGCAACTCAGCAGCATCACTGTCCACAGCTAGCTTTCCGGCTATTCGCATGGCAACGTTGTTGACTAGCACATCACGCAGACTTGATCGCAACGTATCGGCAGTCGCCTTGCCTGCTGTTTCTGCATCGGTGATCTTTGTCTTGTAGCTCGCCTCAAGTGCTTCGAGATCACCTTGCGACACCTTGCCCTTGAGGCGATCGTGCAGATCATTCTTAGCTTTCTCAAGCTCCGCTTTTGTCTGTGCAAGCAGCGTAGCAACCTGTTGCTTCTCATCAGCTTCGTGCTGCTTGGCGCGCACAAGCGCTCCAACAACAGGATGCGTGTCCGGCAATCTGTCGCCAAGATCGGCGTAGAACTTGCCATCCGACCCCTGCTTGTACTCACTACGAAGAACCTCGGGAACTTCTTCTAGTTTCTCAATCATCGTCTTGATCATTAGAGCACTGCCCCTTTCTATTGTTGCGCTACCTGTGGCACTGCCACAGTTTGTGATTGCTTTCTAGCTGCAATCTCAATTACAGCCTTCTCGTCTTCATCCGTCGCAAGACCGCTTTGCCGCATTTTTCGACGGCCTTCTGTCCAGGACAAAAGCCCATTCTGCACCTCGCTCATAAGCTGCGCACGTTCTGCAGGTGTCATGCGTTCAAGCTCGGCATTTGCATGAATATCAATTGTAGCTGTGCCGCTAACACCCACAAACTGGCCAGCCCACGTCAAGGCTTGCACGTAGGCCGCAGCGACATTACTAGCGCACGTGCTAAGCACTGACATTTCGCTCGCAGTCTCAATGCGAGCCTCAGTTGCCGTACGCTGCACTTCGCGCGACTGTATCAATCGCGCACCAAGCGCTACCATCTGGCGTTCCTTGTCCTGCATTGCCTCGCGAACCATGCCATTTGTTTGAGCCTGCACTAGCTTCAAGTCACTGCCTTGCGGCAACGCCACAGCAGCGCGCGAACCAATTGATAGCTTCTTTTGCATAACACCCTCCCACCAATCCTTTGTCATGCCGGTTAGTACAGGGGTAGCTTGCCCGCAAATGAACACTGACTCTTGGTAGTCGGCGCTATCACAGTAATGTGCTATGTTCATGTTTGCAAGATCAAGCATAGGCGGATCATCAACAGCTAGATCATTGTTCTCAGAGCCAATTGCAACAAACGGAATTGACTGCAACGGATTGCCTGCACTGTCAAGCAAAACATGCGTTTCCACGGGTTGCCTTCCGGCATCAGTGTCGCGATAGATAGTAGTCGAGCACGCTAGACCACCCGAAGGCGTATCCACAAGGCGCAATACGCGCCACTGTTGTACGTACTCAATACCAAAGCCGTCATCAGTGGTTACTGGGCAACTTTCTGCAAGCACAATCAGACTTGGTACTGTACGCGCGCCAATTGACATTGTTCGCCAATTGATAATGTCTTGAGGGTCATAAGTACGCATGATCGGACGCAAGCCTAGATTTGCTACTAAGCTGGCTCGACTGACGGGAGCATTGACAACTGGATAGTCAGTCAGCAAACCGCACCTACCCAACGCTGCTACCTTACCAAGTGTAGCTTGCATTTGCTGCTGCAAGCTCACCCCACCACCATCAATGTCGAGGCGCAAACTGTCGAGCCCTGTAGGCAGCACGATAGTAGGCGGATCAACAAAAGCAAGCGCCGTCAATCCCTTGTGCGTTCGTCGAGTTACATTGTAGAACACAGCACGTTGCTTGTACTGTGCATAGCGTGCAACGTTTTCTCGACTAGTATCGTCCGCATTTGGCATTGGCAAGTATGTGGTACCTGCTGCCTTGACTGTACGCTGGCCAGCAATGCAGTCATTGATTAACTGCCAATCTTCTAGCCGCGAACAAACTTCCTCACGAAAAAAAGCAACCCCTGTCTGTTCGTAACTCATTGTTTACCTCGCAAATGTGATGTCAACGTGTTCAAGTAGCAAGTTGCCGCTGTCAAGCACCATATAACGTTCTTCATCATGCAAGTGATCCTCGCACTCGGTGTCTACTTCGTCTGGCTTCGCTTCATCTCGCGGCAAAGTCGGATTGAGCGCGAGTGCTGCACGACAATTGTCTGTGTAGTACAACCCCGGACCTTCGTTGCTGCGTGAGTTTTCCAAGCGCGCACGAATCAACTCTAGACCTAGCTTGCGCGAGCCTTGCGACTTGTTAGATCGCGTCCAGGTGACGCCTTCGGCTTCCATAAGCGCAGCAGTCGACGCTTTGCCAACATCGTCAACACCGTAAATCGAATTGTCTGCAGGACCTGCCCACACTGGTTCTTGCAACCAGCCATCAGCTAGCATAGCTTGCTCGCGCGCAACAATGCCGCGAGCAACTGTAGTACCAGACAAGCGCAGTCCTATATTAGTGCCAATCTCTTTGCTGCCGTACCACTCATTGATGCGCACAAGACTATTAGCAGGCGGGCACCACACAGAGCCATCTGGCATTGTGATATCTTCGCCCGTCGCTTTGAGCCACCAACCAACGCTAAAGGGCGCGGTGCTACCCCAGTCTAATGCACGATACACACGACAACCAGCGGGCACACAAAAACGCGGCTTGACTAGGTGCTGTCCCCACAAGTCGCCAACTGCATAGCTTCCGCCTGACAGAATATTCCAGTTGCCATCTCGCCACGCTGCCCGCTTGTCCTTGTCGGTCATGCGCTCTAAGCCAGCGAGGTACTGTATATCCAGGTGCTCATTTTCACGCCAACTGCCGAAGATTGCCACTTGTGTAGTGGTCACATTCTCGCGTTGCTGTGTCTGCGGATTAAAGACTAAAGTGGTCGTCTTTACTATGCGTCCAGATTCGGCTACATCAATAAAGCGCTTCTTTACCCAAGTGTGGCCAGGACCATAAGGGTTGCCTGTTGAAAACGTGCGCAATGGAATCGGCGGCAACAGCACGCCAGTGCGTGCGAAGTGCTCTTGCGAAGTGAAGCCGCTCCGATTACACGAGCCAATTGCATCGTAGAGCGTTGGTGTCGGATATTTGGGCAGCTCGTTCCAACCGATGTATGGAAACTCTTGCCCGTGATAGAGCCAATAGTCGGACTCTTTTTTGATCTGCCTAATAAGCAGTTCTTCGCCAGTTGGCCAGCGCCACTTGTAATCACTGCGACTAGCGAGAAACTCGGCCCCATCGCCTCGACCATTGAACAATCGATGCGACTTGGCTATTAGATCATCAAGGTTCTTGTATTCGCGATCAAACACAACACCGCGCCAGTGCGAGCCGTAGCCTGCACCAACATAACGCCGATAAGCCATCAACTGAGCTTCTGTCGAACCTCGACCACGCGCCCCATGAAAGAACACATGATTACACTGGCACTGTATTGCGAGCAATTGACCTGTGATGCGCTTAACATGCAACTGCCAAGCGCCTTCGCTGTCTTGCACAGCAACAGTACCTAGCGGCTTCCACGCGACTACTTGTTGCATGCTCACTTCACAACAAATAGCCCGTCTCCGAGCATTTCAATAGGTCGCGTTTGATTGCCCACTTGCACACCATATACGTGCTCGGCAGCAGCATCGAAGTCAATAGCAGCGTCCAACCAAGCGCCAAACTTCGCAGTGTTTTCTTCGTCAGGAACCTGCACAGCAACTATTGCATCCATGCGCGCTTTCGCACGTGCCATACGCGCAAGGTGCTTACTGCGCACAACAACTTCAAGCAGTGGTGGCTTATAGTTGTGCATCTTGCTCTACCTCTGCTTGAAGTGCAGCTTGTGCTGCAATTGCTTGTTGCTCCCACAATTCCATGCTCTCAGCAACTGGAATCAATAGCACGCCGCCATTGACTGTACCTGCAAACTTGGCTGGCGCTTCGTGGCCCATAATGCGCGCCATAAGTGCAGACGCTGTAACACGAACGTGCGCATTCTTTTGCTCGTCAAATGCAATTGACTTTACGTTGAGCGCTAACTCTGCAAAGCTGCAAATCTCATCTTTGGTCAATTGCTCGCGCAGCTTTGTAAAGCGCTCACGCACGTATGGATCACAACGCCACTTTGCCCCTTGGCGTGCGGCAGATCGTGAGGACAAACCCGCAAAGACCGCCGCCGACGTGCTCCCAAGTCCCATAAGCAAGCCCTCGACAAAGCGATCCATTCGCGCGCGTACCTGTGGCGGCGCACTCTCTGTGCGTGGCAAGCGAATGCGCTGATTGACTGTCCGTCGGGGCATACAACGCTTAGGCTACGGCTAGTCTGACGCTACTGTCAAATCTAGATAATTGGGCGGCGCTTAGCAGCTAGCCTAGCCAGACAATCCGCTTGCCACTCACGCGTGCGCGTGCACTCATGCGGCCCTCGCAGTCCACAGACACACTGCTTGTCACGCATGCCCGCGAGCAGCCGGTCAGCTGCGGACGCGCGTAGATTGGCACTGGCCGTGCGCACGTACCTACCATCGACAGCAGGAGGCAAGCGCCTACCACACTTTATGCAATAGTGCGCGTACTTCAGGGCAGGAGTGCCGCAAGCAGCACACTTGCGTATACTCTGCTTGGTAACAATATAGTTTGTCACTCGCACGACGACACCTCGCGCGCACTGTCAACGTCTAACGCTGTTGGCGGCATTGTGCAGCCTACAACACAAACACGCACTGACTTGCCAAATAGCAGGCTGATGCGTTCGCGCCAAGTGAGTGCCCACCATGAATAAACCAATAGCAAACTGTCGTCGCTGTGCACGTGCAAGGGTACACACTTGCCCAAGGCAATATCCCAACCAGCAGGCGCACCAAGTACAGCGTTGCAAGCCGGTGTCTTGATCGGTCTCATGGCGCTACCTCCGACTGTGCAAGTATCACGCGCTGCTGTTGTTCCGCGCGCACAACTAGCACCTCGGCATCGACCGCCTCACGCTCTGCTTGTGCTAGCACTACTCGCGCAAAGGCCAGCCTGGCACGAGCACTAGAGCGCTCCCGTGTGAGCTTGAGTAGCGCCTCTGCAATTGAGTACAATTCAACTGTCTTGTTTGCAATACACATTGTGCTTACCTCCCAATCAGCGGTGCAATCTCGCATCTAACAGTATCTTGCTCAATCAACGACCATGCAAAGCTATCCACAAGATACGCAGCGTCTAGCCTTTCGCCTCGCAACTGGCAGGCGCATACATTGCGCACAATAGTAAAGCGCACGTAAGCACCATTGGCAAAACGCACGCTACACGGCACACGGCAAATCACGCTATCTCTAGACAGCGTACAAATTGAATAAGCCAATGAAAGCCAAATATGCCATTCTCGCACAACAACCACAATGCGTGCAGTTGACTGCGCACTCAGCGCAACTATCTCTTTCACTGACGTACTATCGTTCCATTCTTTGATTGCAATACACATTGTGCTTACTCCTTCATTTCGGAATTCGTTTCACATTGCGAGTAACAGACTCGACAGACACTAGCCGCTGCAACTTGTGTGTGATCACGCTATGTGTCCTATCGCCGCAAGTCCGCACTATGCGACGGAATGCGAGCCACGCTACCCAAGTTCCCGTGTCGAGAAACAACGGAACACGTGCTCCGCGACGATAATTAATTGTGCTCATGTTACTGTCTAAGTGACAAGCTAAGTGCACGCGCAAAGTAGACTAGAAAGTCGTCAATAGACAACTCTGCTAGCACACATATACGCGGCACAGAAAGCGCGACATAAAGTCGCACTCGCCACTGTCGCTTGTTCTGACGATAGACCAGCACCGGCAGCTGCCCAGGCTTCGCTTGCGACACGCACTGTTGCCACCACACTTCCACATGCAGCGTTTCGCAGCGCTTGACCTCCATCGCTAGCCAATCCAGCCCGTGCACGTCGCAGCCACCCCCATCGGCCTGCATGCTAGATGTACGCTTGAGCTGCGGTGGTTGCTTGTTAACAGCAGTGTAAGCGGCATTGACAATAGGTTGTAGCAAGTCGATGATCTCGCGTTCCCCGCGAGCCCCTTTGCTTCGTGCCATTGCGCCCATTACAGATCCTTTCGCTTTGCAAGCATCGCATACACGGGACCACGATTGAAGTTGTGGAAGTTATCGTATGACTTGCACGCCGCCTCAGTCTTGCTGCACGTAGCATCTGCCAGCAATGCTGTTAGTGATACTCCGCAAGCTGGCGAACCAAACACGTTGTTACACAGAGTAGTAGGCTCGACTTTACACGGCTCACGCTTGATCGCTATTTCGAGCAAGCCTGCAAGTGCTTTGTGCCCTGTTTGGTGCAATAACCTGCACGCGTAGGTGTAGCCTTCTAGGTGCTCATTGCACAGTAACGTTCCTTTGACACCTTCGCAGGTGCACAGCTTGCACAATACCTTGTCACTCACATACGTTTGATCGCTCATATTGCCCTTCGCCTTTCTTGTTGTCCACACTGCTTGATAGTCGGCCAACGCTTGCCGCAGTTCAAGCACTTGTTTGCATACATCATTGTATGCTTTAGCACTGTGCTTAGATAGCGCACTCGTTCTGCAAGCACTTCTCGCATTTGACCTGCGTCTCCGCAATTGCACATAATATGTCGTGCGTGCAGTGGGCGCAGTAATAGCTCTGCTTTGTCGTTGCTCAATCGTTGTTGCTGTGCTTTGTTCATTGCATTGCACTCCATTGTACTTAGCTTGCTTAGCTCCTACTATGCAGGGGTTGACTACTTTTGACTTAAACCCCTACATAAACCCCTATATTAACCCCTATATATATGATATATAGTAGTATATTTATATATATAAGTATCAAATGTAAGCAATTGAGTTGCATTTGTGGTCGACTATTGAGGGGTTGGAAAATTTCCTCAGAGACTCAACCTTTGACCCCCCCCCTGGTTTCGCACCCCTCAACCGAAGGCCCAAGAGTACCAATGATTTCAAAGACTTGCTCATAAATATTGTCCAACCCCTACATTAACCCCTACATAGTAGTGCTATTTACCATCCTTGCCCGGCACAGTATAGCGGCACATTTGAGCCAAACTGTTGCACTGCTTGCTGTTGCGGAATGAGGATAAGTGCACCTTGTGAAACGAGGCTGCTAAGCGTATCAGTAAGAGCTTTGGTTGCTCCTCTTCTATCTTGCTGAAAGCAAGCCTTGCGCTGCAAGCGACGAACGAAATAAGAGTAGGGCGCGATGGGCTTATCCTGCAAGTGTGTAGGCACCTTGTACGTAACTGCACGCTGCTTAGACGATAGCGCAAGGTATGCGGCGAAGGCTTCCCTTATTTCATGTGAGAGCCTGTGGTCACCGTAGCCAACAGTGCCATTAGCATAGTGGTCAAGCATTCCGTTTACGTCGCGTTCGACAAATTCAATAGCCCACTCTGCATGATGATGCTGAATCTGCGGATGGTACACATTCTCGCCAACAGCTAGCAGTGCAGATAGCTTGAGTGCTTTCAAGTGTGCACGATTCCAAAGCTGCTTGTCAGTGTCAGCACCTGTAGCATTGATTGCGGCGTCCGCCTTGGTGTCGAAAGCATCGAGTAGTGCAGCAGCTTCGGAGTCGGCAATCTGTATTTGCGTGCACGTCTTGTTCTGTTGACTGCCCAACGCTACAGCAGCAAGCGCCACTAGAGCATCAACAATAGGCTTAGGGGGACACACATCCATGTGGAGATTGCGAGGCGGACGTGGCCCAGTATACTCAATGATTGAGAAGCGTGGAATAAGACCCTCTGCTATGTGAGACGAAGAAAGACCGTCGAAGAATGTCTCGGGAGTGGATTCACCAAGAATGGTGACAGCTGGAGCCTGTATCGTCTTGGTGTTCTTATCCTTGTCGCTGTAGACTGAGCTGCGTAAGAGTGCTGTCCACCCACTGCGATTATATAAGTCGAGCAATGCACGGCGAAGCATCACCTGTGCAGGACTCGCGCGTGGATCACAAATTTGCTGTAGCGTGAGCCCGAATTCACCTAGCAAGCTGAGAAAGCAAGGCTTCTCATCGAGGATGCGCACAAGCCCTTGTCCCGAGGCAAAGGACGCCGGCCCAATGAAGCTGTCCACAGAGGGCACTTGCTGGCGAACGGCAGATGTAAGGCGCTCTATGCCTGCTATAGCGCCGTCCTTGCCGGTGCCTGTTGGTGCAAGCACAATCAGATACTGATTGAGTCCTGTGCCTGAAATGTTGTAGCAGCGGCCTGCGATGCCAGCAACGAAGGCAATAGCGCCCGCTAAGGCAATCTCAGGCACGGGTCTAATTGCAGTGCTATAGATGTAATCTGCAACTTCGCCAACTAGACCAGGCGGACGTGCAAAGGCAGTTGTCTTGTTGACAGCAGAGGAACCGTTTAGCGGACTCGTGAGCACTGATACGTCAATAGTTGGTAGCTCAGTCCTGCGTACTGCTGCAAGACTGCGATCTAGATAGTCGTCGCGCTTGGCTGCCTTCGCACGCTGCCCTAGTGCTGTATGCCGGAACATACGTCGGCACTGTGCATCGCTCTTGCTGTAGAAGGCGAAGATCGACAGGAGGGCCATATCTGCCTCCGACTGGCTAGGGTAGCCAAGTGCCTCCCAATCACCCTCGCAAAGGCCAATGAACTTGTCAGCGTTGGCAGCAGTTGCAGCCATTCGCCAGATGTCATCATCATTTGCAATGTCAGGCCGCTCTTGGAAGTCAACAACTGGACGCGGACGCATTTCGCCAGCTAGCTGAGAAAGCAACAGCTGACAATCAGAAATGGGTCGATCACGAGCAACGTCGCCGGTGCATAGCATGTAGCGACTGTGCGTGTATATCTCAACGCCGTCGCGCTTTACAGCGTCAGGCAACGAGCCACGGCAAATAATATGGTAGCCCTTGCCCGATATTGAACGCTCTGTGTAGGTGTCAAATGCAGAAAGAATGCGTGCGTGCACGTCCTGCTGTTCGCGAGTAAGCTCACCCTTGGCGTCTAGGTCTATGATTGTGTAAGGATCGTCTGCAGAGAGCACGTAACCTACCCACAAGCCAGTTGCAATTGCAGTGTCAAACGTACTCCATGTCGACGGATCTGTTACACTCGCGTGCTTGCCCGTGCGTGCGTCGATGGGTATTTTCTCGGGACCTGGATAGCAACATACCCACTGTGCACGTTCGCGCAATTCGGCGGGAATGCGACGACGCATAATTATTACCTCACTACGCGCAAAAGTGGCTTGCCTGTTAGGTACTCATAGAGCAACTGCACTTTGGAAACGCTAGGGCTATGCATGCGATCGTAGCGAAAGGCTACTAGCCACGAATGCGACAAACCCGTCGCGACTGCAACGTCAAATGGTGTCTCCCCGCACTCACACAATAGCTCGCGCGTGACACTGTGGAGACTTCCGATGGGAGTCAGATCCTTGCCTCGAGGCATGCCACGAAGTATCGTCACGTCCGACGGAAAAAAGCAAGTGGAATATATTCCATGGAGAATCTTCTTGACACGTAATTCGAATCGTGCTGGAATCGTCGCTGACCCTCAACCCCAGCAAAGGATCTCGACGATGGATCTCACCCCAGCACAAAAGGACGCGCTTGCATCTTGGTACCAAGCAGCACGAGCAGCCGAGAAGGCCAAGAAGCTAATCGCGCATGAGCAAGCACTGCGCGCAAACCTATTCGGCATGCTACACCTTGACACGGCCGAAGGCACGCACAAAGCGGAGTTGCCCGATGGCTGGCAACTCAAATACAAGACCCCCTATGTCCGAAAGGTGGACGCGCGCGTAGTCGAGTCCTTGCGCGCGCCGCTTGCAGCACTACGCGTGTCACTCGATAGCGTGATTGAATGGAAGCCTGGACTCAATACAGACGCCTACCGCGAACTGACAGCGGAAGCACGCGCACTGCTGGACACGTGCTTAACCACAACGCCAGGCGCGCCAGCAGTCGAACTTGTTCCGCCAAAGGAAGACTAGCCATGCCTGACGATATTGCGCGAAAGATCGCACAACTAGCACAGATGCATGTCGAAGCTGCCCAAATTGCAGCGAATGAAGCAATAGTGAGGGCAGCGACTTGCCGCGCGCGCTGTGACCTTGCGCGCGCATGGACAAAAGCAGTTGACGACTTGCGCGCAGATCCTGCGCTCACGTTGCTTTTGCGCAAAATAGTGGACCTGTCGGCACAGTCATTGTCGCAGTTGCGCGCAGAAATCGCCGCTGTGCCGAGAACCGACAAGGACGGCCTATGATCAAGTGGCTCACAACAGATCAAGTAGTCCGCAATGGCGTTAAACTACTGTGCTACGGCACTGCAGGCACGGGCAAGACAACCTTGTGCGCAACAGCACCTAGCCCATTTGTCGTATCCGCAGAGGCAGGACTACTGTCACTCGCACGGTATAAAATTCCCGGTGCCGCTGTATCCACAATTGGCGAGCTGGGCGAGATGTGGAGATGGGTATCAGACTCTGCGGAAGCACGGCAGTTTGCTACAATCTGCGTGGACTCCTCAACTGAGCTAGCAGAAGTATTCTTGCAAGCACTCAAGACAACCAACAAAGATCCGCGCAAGGCTTACGGGGAAATGCTTGACCAAATGATGCAATTACTACGTGCCTTCCGCGACCTTGCCGGCAAGCACGTATACATCACTGCAAAGGAGGAGTGGGCGAAAGACGAAGCTACAGGAGGCATGCGCTTTCAACCTATGATGCCAGGGCAAAAACTCGGTCAGCAGCTTCCTTACCTGTTTGACGAAGTGTTTCGGCTATTTGTTGCCCGCAATCAACAAGGGCAAAAACAGCACGTAGTGGCTACGCAAGCTGATTTTCAGTACGAAGGCAAAGACAGATCTGGCAGACTCGACCCCTTCGAACAACCGAACCTATCCGCAATCATCAACAAAATCACAGGAGGAATCTAGCAATGCAACTGTTTTCGCAACCATTCGACGCCAACACTGTAAAGCCGCAAGAGGCTTTTGATCCATTGCCCGACGGCTGGTATATACTGGCCATTCGCAACAGCGAGGCAAAGCCCACGAAGGACAACGAATCCGGCTATCTGTCCTTCGAGTTAGAAGTGATCGACGGTGAGCACAAGGGCCGCAAGGTGTTCGACAACTTGAATCTGTGGAATAAGAGTGTGCAGGCAAGCGAGATCGCCCAACGTCAGCTGTCAGCGTACTGCCACGCGACTGGCGTGCTTGTGCTCAACGACAGCACGCAATTGCACGGCATTCCGGTCAAGGCGAAGATCGGGACAAAGTCTGATGCAGGCTACGAGCCTCGCAATGTGATCAAAGCTGTCAAGCACGTGCAGGATAGCACCGCCAACACAGCGCCGACTGCAGCGCCCTTTGGCCAAAATCCCGCGCTGCCTGCAATGCCTGTGCCGCCGCCCAATCCGCAAGGTGGAGCGTTTGTTCCCTCTGTTCAGGGACCTGCTGTTTTTGCGCAGCAACCGACGCAGCAGGCGCCTGCCCAGTCGCCACCCTGGCCTGCCCAGTCGCCACCCTGGGCGCCACAGGGGCCTGTTGCCGTTCCCACAGCGCCGACGGGCGCGCCAGTTCCCCCCTGGCGTCGGTAGACTAGGTTGCTCGTGTCCTCTGTGCAGAGCTATGCTGGGGTAGCTAGCCAACGCACAGAGGACACGGGCTTTTTTTGCAAGGAAGGTGTCAATTGCACAATCCATTAATCTGCATTGCACACAAGACCCTAGCCGCAATCAAGCAAGCCATCGAGCGTGATCAAGGTGCTCACTTTCGCGAGTTACTGCGCGGATTGATGCCTCTTGCCGAAGACGCCTATCGTGGTGAAGAGCCGCCCTTTCGATCGCACCTAGGTGCTTCTCGCATTGGCAATGATTGCTCACGAGAACTTTGGTACGACTTCCACTGGGCTAACAAGCCTGCACTTGATTGGCGCATCCTGCGACTGTTCAATCGTGGACACCTTGAAGAGCCTCGCTTTGTGGCCATGCTAGGCGCTGCGGACATCGAAGTGCACCAATACGCGCAGCCTGGCAAGCAATACCAGATCACAATGCACGGAGGGCACTTCGGCGGATCACTCGACGGCGTAGCTACAAAGATTCCCGACTGCGATGGTCCTGTGCTGTGTGAATTCAAAACACACTCACGCGACAGTTTTGCCAAGCTTGCAGGACGCAATTGGAACGACTACGTAGCAGTCAAAGACGGAGCAACCTTCACAGGCGAAGGTGTTCGCACTAGCAAGTTTGTGCACTATGTACAGATGCAAATGTATATGCGAGCCTACCAGTTGAGCACTGGACTATACCTAGCAGTATGCAAAGACGATGATTCACTGTATGGCGAGCTGATTGGACTGGACGAAGCAATCAGCGATGCCTTCAGCAACAGAGCACGCGAGATTATCTTCGCAACTGAGCCACCTTCCAGAATCAAGAACGATCCTTCATGGTGGCAATGCAAATTCTGCAAGCAAGCGCCAGTATGCTATGGCAAAACAGCACCTGCACGCAACTGTCGAACGTGCGCCGCAGGGACACCCATGGAGCACAGCGAATGGTGGAAGTGTAGCAACCACGGCATAACACTGACTAAGCAAGACCAGTTACTAGGCTGTCCACAATACGAGGTGCGCAAGCTATGACACCCGTGGCGATTCTGTTGCATATGCTCGCTACAGGCAAGATGCGAATGATTGATCGCCGCGAATATGAGCTACTACTGCATTGGATGAGCCCGCAGAACGTGAAGCGCGACAGCTTGAAACTGCGCGTGGATCGGCATGAAGACTGCGATTGCATGGCATGCCGACCGTGGACTAGCTAACAGATGCAGCCGCGCGATTATCAGCAGTACGGCGTTGATTGCCTCTGGCAATTCTTTGCCGAAGGCACAGGAAACCCGATCATTGCCATGCCCACAGGCACGGGCAAGTCAGTTGTGATTGCGCAGTTCTTGGTTGAGGCTTTCCAGCGCTATCCCGGAACACGTTGCATGCTCTTGTCACACGTCAAAGAAATCTTGCAGCAAGACCTGACTTGGATACTGCGACTGTGGCCAACAGCGCCTATCGGCGTGTACTCAGCAGGACTTGGCCGCAAAGAAACCTATGCAGCCATCACAGTTGCGGGCATCGGCTCTGCCGTGGCTTGCCCGCAAGCCTTCGGCTTCATCGACTTCGTAATCATTGACGAGTGCCACTTGGTTTCCCCGAAAGAGGACACCATGTATCAAGCGTTCCTGCGAGAACTGCGCAAGACCAATCCGCAACTCAAGACAATTGGCTTGACAGCCACGCACTATCGGCTAGGGCAAGGTGACCTTGTAGACGGCGGACTATTTACAGATGTTGCAGTAGATATGACAGAATTCGCCGTGTTCAACTGGTTCGTGGATGAAGGCTACCTGTGCCCCCTCATTGCGCGCCCGACATCTACAAAGTTACAGGTTGACGGTGTGCAAATTCGACAAGGAGAGTATAACCAAAAGCAGCTACAGGGCGCAGTCGACAAAGCCGAGGTAACCCGCGCTGCGCTTGCCGAGGCACTGCGCCTTGGTGGTAATCGCGCACACTGGCTTGGATTCGCGGCAGGTGTCGAGCACGCAGAACACTGCGCGCAATTCTGCAATGAACTAGGTGTGTCTGCTACAGTAGTGCACAGCAAGATGCCAGACAGCGAGCGAGACTCGCGGTTAGCTGCTTATCGGGCTGGCGAGTTTCGCGCATGCTTCAACAACGGAGTCTTGACTACAGGCTTTGACTTCCCGTTGATCGATCTGATACTCATGCTACGGCCTACAATCTCGCCAGGCTTGCACGTGCAGACGTTGGGCCGAGGAGCACGCGCAGTGTACGCGCCAGGCTTCGACATATCCACAACCAGGGGGCGACTGGACGCTATACAAGCATCACAAAAGCCCAACTGTCTTGTGCTTGACTTTGCGGGCAATGTGCGGCGACTAGGCCCCATCAATGATCCTGTTACGCCAAAGAAGAAAGGCAAGGGGCACGGAGAAGCGCCCGTCAAAGTCTGTGAAGCGTGCAACAGCTATTGTCATGCTAGCGCGCGAGTGTGCCCCTATTGTAAAGCACCCTTCCAGATCAAGGTACGCTTCAAGGCACGCGCAGCAGGCGACGACATACTAAAGCGCAGTGAGGTTCCTGCGATTGTGGATATGCCCGTTGATCGAGTGACATACAATGTCCACACCAAGCCGGGCTCTAAAGAGAGCTTGAAAGTGAGCTACCACTGTGGACTGCGCATCTTCCACGAATGGCTTTGCTTTGAGCACGATGGCTATCCAAAGCACAGAGCTAAGACGTGGTGGCATGAGCATACGAACACACAACCGCCAGCTACAGTTGTGGAAGCTGTCAAGCGCTTGCCCGAACTGCGAACACCAAAGACAATAGCGGTGTGGATCAACAAGCAATACCCGGAAGTGAGGGGATATGCCTTCTGAGAAAGAAACCAATCTGGCCGCAATTGTTGCCCAGCAATCGTATATCGACAAAGGACTGTGGCACTGCTGCTACAATTGCACGTGGTGGCAAGCACCATTGGACTTGTCGCCGCACGCGCGTGGATGCATTCACTTTGGCGAGACCCCGCCGCATCGTGTACTGCTCGTCGGCTGCGAGGATTGGATCGACTACACACAGATACCGTTCTGAGCGAGTGTCGATGATCGCCGCGCGCATACTTTTGGCCAGTTGTCGATCAATACTTGATCCAAAGCTACTCGGCTATCAGGTACACTATAGCTGCATAATGTGTCCAGGATGCGACTATTCGCGTCAAGTCGCGGGCACGTGGCTGGGCACTCCACACCGCTTTGTGCAATATGACACGCTATGCAAGAAATGCCGTACTGCGCAACCAACTTTGTAACGTAGCTTACATGCGCGTAACTGGCTACACACTAACTGCGCAAACTACTTCGCAGTTAGCGGCTAAATAGCGTAGCCGACTACGCACTTTAAGTAACATGCTGCTAAGCGACATCAATGATTTCAGCATTTTGCACTATTTGCAGACTTGGCCGACTATTTGCAATAGCGTAGAATCGTCTCGCAGCTAGCAAGTCGACACTGGTGGCAAGATGTGACATCGCGCTAGGTAAGGCCAAGCACATTGCTGCAAGGGACCTAGCCGATAGCACCGCGGCCGAAACCTACAAAGGAGTCCAGATATGCTCATCTGTACGGCAGACATGGCAAGCAGCGTAGTGCTCGATCGCTACATTGCGAAGCATCATTCCGAGCTTTCGAACGTCGAGCAAATGACGCTTTACATTCGTGCACGTAGCGCCAAGTCAGTGTACGATACTGTGTCCGATGCATTTGACGATCTGTACGAGTAGGAAACATCATGTCAAAGTCACAAAAGATCGCAAAACCTGCTCTTACATTTGAGCAACTTGCCGCACAAAGCTACAAGGAGTGGCAAGCCCGCATGGCAGCACCGCCTGCCGACTCCTCAGCGAAGCGTGCACTGCGCAAACTCGGAATCAAGATGGTCTAACCCCGGCATCCATAGAAAGACGTCATCATGACTACAACACAGAATGTCACGGAAAACGTAGAGCAGATCGTCAAAGCGTGTAACGCACTCGCGTACAGTACGCGCAAACGCGGCACGAGTACCAAGCGCTATGCTCGCTACGTGCGCGCGTCCGCGGTCCTGAGAGCACGAGCCGAGAGACTCGATCCGTCACTGCGCCCGACGACGCGCGAGGAGTGGATCCCTCGCGCGAAGCGCTGGACAGTCGAGCAGCGTCGCCGCAAAGCCGGATGGGAGACTCTCGCGTGCAAGATTGGTCGTGCGTATCACCTACACGTGCACTCCCTCGCCGCGAGCTCGGAGGCGACGTGCACCTACGGCACTGGTGGCCAGGATGACGAATCACGAGATAGCTACTCTAAGAGCTGGCATCGCAGCTACGGACCGCGCCGTTGGAAAAACTACGGCGCGACGACGGACACCCGGACTGTCACCCTGTGGTCCCACCTCGCGCACAAGGTCGCGACAATCTCCCTCGCCCGGCTGCCGCGCGACTGGCGCGGTCGAGTCGAGCAGAGCTGTCTACTCGACGGTGACGTCCTGGGCCTCCGCGAGACGCGCGTGGTCGTGAGATATGGCATCGATCTGCGCCGCACTGGCGTGTCGGTCCCGATACCAACAGCCCTCGCGGCGCGATTCGGCAAGTGGGAGCACGGCGTGACCTACGCTGCGTGTCGCGCAGAAATCATGCGCAAGTGTGTGATGGTCGAAGCCGAGCAGGCACGCGAGCATGAGACTCACAAGCAAGCGAGGCGCGTCCACCTCGTGACGATCATGTGCCCGCGCCTCCAGGTCACGTATCAGCATGCCCGGAGTGCCGGTCTCTGCGACGGTGGGATCCGCGCCTACTGCGTGCGCCATGGTCTGTCAGTCGAGACTGGCGCGCCGGCTGCGATCGTGCGTGCGACGGGAGACGATCGCGCACTCCGGGCGATCGAGGTGGCGGCGCAAGAGGCGATCGCGGCGCGCGTGCAACATGCGTAATTGCATCTGCACCGCGATCCTGGTCTGCGGCCTGACGAGCGCAGCACGAGCTGACAGTCCTGCCCTCGCCCTCGACCTGCCCGCATGGGCGTTTGCAGTCCCTGCTGAGCGCACAAGTGACGAGCCGAGCTTGCCCGTCGATACGTTTCTCGCTGAGCTGGACTCGGCCGCAGTTGAAGGTGCGATTGAGCGCCTAGTCAATGTCGGTCCATTCGACGCTACCACAGTCTACATTGGACCATTTGAGCCATGATCCTAGATCTAACTCTCGGCATCGCCGGACGCGCAATAGTCATCATTGCTGCGTGCCAAGACATAATCCAAGCTGCAAAAGGTATGCATTCCGGGAATGGTGACGTAGCAGCACTGACACTCAAGTTGCGTAGTGCACTAGACCAGATTGCGGACAAGTACAGCGAAGCCGACGCACTACTCGATCACCTGGAGTGCATCGCAGGACTAGTCGACGAAAATGGCAAGCGCAAAGATGAGGAGTAACCACAATGAACGCAACACCCGCACCGTCAGGCAATTGCTTAGTACGCAACGAATCGCTCAATAATGCGCATGCATGGGGACGCGACGCAATCGTTAAGACTGTGCGCGGCAACGGAAGTGTAACTGTGTGGCAATGCAATTACTGCACTGCTGTGCTCATATATCAGGAAGCCGACGCTAGCCAGCCTTGCAAGCTAACAATTGTGGAGTCGCTAGCCAATGCCCGTCGATGATCGTACACCGCTCAGTGCCAGCGACACAGGCAGCGCGCGCATCAAAGTACTGCGAAGCTACGCAACGGCGCAAGGCTTCCAGGTGCTCACATGATCTGCAATATCTGCAAGGGCACCGGGCACGGCACGCAAAGGCCCGATGGCTTGTGTGAACAGTGCCTCGGCACAGGCTACTATCGTGCAGACGCAGACGTAATCGTCAATAGAGCACTTGCAGAGCGGCAAGCAGCGTTACTGCGCAGATTGCGCGCCACGCACGGCAAGAATGGGATCCCTGAGCTGCAAGCAATCGAGACTTGACCGCGAAGCCAACACCTGATAGAGCACAGCAATGCGCATTGTGATCGACACAGCAGACTGTAGATTTGCGCTGCACCTAAATCCTCGCACGCCAGGCACGATCGAAGGCGATGCGTGCGTTAGCCGAACCTACAGCGCATTGACGATAGAGCAGTTACGCAGACTCTACTACAACACCACTGGCTACACAGTCGAGTGTGACGACTACAACGCCACCCTGCAAGCGTGCAAGTATCTCGCAATTCGACTATTGACAGCAACCAATGAGGAGCGTAACGATGCAAGAATCATTTAACGCCCAACTGTACCTATTGCGTGATCGATTGCGCGGCCTGCAAAGCATGGTAAAAGAACGTTTTGTTACTGCACGCGCTGCAGGCACAAAGGCAAACGTTACCGCGCTATCTTCTACCATCCGCAAGGTCAAGCGCGACATTCTACAGTTGACAGTACAACTCCAGAGGAGACAATATGGCCACAAAGAAGAAGTCGGCTAAGAAGCCGCAGCCCTCGAAGCCGGCACACAAGCCAGCGAAGAAGTCAAACAACAAGTCACACAGCAACAAAACCACGAAAGAAGGACAGACCATGACCGAGAACACGCAATCCATCGTCACCACTTCCGCCGTCGCAACCCTGCTCGCTAGCATCGACGCCAAGCTTGGCGAGCTTGTGCAGATCGAAACCTACCTCGCAAACAAGGCGCTCGAAGCCAGCAAGACGATAAGCGTTCCGACTGCACCCATCTCCGCTCCCCCCGTGCAACAACCCTCGATCCCCGCCGTCACGGCACCTGCACAGCAGCCGGCAACCCCTGCCGTGCCCTCGCGTCCTGGCGCCAGCACTGTCGGCGGGCTCGTGTGGAGCTACTGCGACGGGCTTTCGCAGCAACTTGGTCGAGCTCCAAGCAAGGATGAGCTGATCGCGGCGATCAAGCAATTCTCCCCGACGCTCAACGGGCAGCCTGTCAACGAGTTAACGGCAGCTACTCAGTACAGCAAGTGGCGTAGCGCCACTGGGCTGCCGCGCTTGCCGCGCGGTTTCGCAGCCAATAAGCCCACCCCCGCCGCCGTCGCTGCGCAGCCTGCCCCCGCTGCTGCGAGCAACCTGCCCCCCGGCGCAGTGCCGTCCTTTGCGCCGTCGCAGCCTGTGCAGACACAGATGCCGATCCCTGCCGCGCAAGTGCCATCGGTAATCGCTCCGACTGCGCCTGTGCAGCAGCCTGTGCCCACCGTCGCAGGTGCAGCGAATCTGCCCCCGTGGCTGCGCGCAAACTCGCCGAGCGTAGGCTAGCGCCTCGCTCGTGCTCGCGTCGACGGACGCGGGCACCTTGGGAGGCACAAGCAAATGCCAATGTGGATATTGTGCTGTGTCGGCTTGCTAGCGATAGATTGTGATCGCGTAGCTAGCCGCAACCAGCACCTAGCCTGCACACTTTTGTTGAGCAAGTGGCAGGCGCACTATAATATTAAAATTGCCGGATTCGGCTTATGTGTGAAGCCTACAGGCTTAACGTAGTCGAGGCTATGCGCACAATCGAAACCGAGACTACAAGGAAACTCAAGTGTACATAATGTGCAGGATAGCACGCCAGTGTCAGGCATGGCCCAATCGCCTGACTAGCCATTGCGGCTTACGGTGTACCGACGTTCGAGCCGTCAACTTGAGCCTACGGAAAGGAGGTGGCGCCATGGTTCCCCGGTCGTAATAGACCGGAAAGAGAAGAGAACAAAAGCACAGTATTGTACATACTTCCCTAGAACCAAGTGGGAGGCTACGATCCGATGCCGGGCGCAGCCTCCCACGTTTTTTCACTATCACGAAGGATCTGCATGGAGCTACTGCAAGCGCTAAAGTGTGTAGCAGGCGCAGTCGCTAAAAGCGACTACATGCCAGCATTGCAGCATATTGCAATTGGCGGTGGCTACGCTGTCAGCTTCAACGGAACTGTTGCAATCTGTGCGCCTGTTGTGCTCGACTTGGCCGCTTGTCCCAATGCCGATCTGTTTGTCAAGGCCATCGAAGCATGCGTAGAACCTGCGCAGCTGCACCTAACAGAACACGGTCTAGTAGTCAAAAGTGGTCCACTTCAAGTAACAGTGCCGTGCACTGCCAACACGTTTCCGCGTGTCGTACCCGAAGGCTTCACCTGCCCCATAGACGCTACCTTCCTGCAGGCGCTCCAGACCCTAGCACCTTACGTATCCACAGACACAACTAGGCAAGCGTTCAATGGTGTACTCTTCCGCGACTCCTCGGCATACGCCACAAATAATACCATTCTAGTCGAGTATTGGTGTGGCAGTAAATTACCAGTGGATATCAACATTCCGCTAGTAGCTGTGCGAGAGCTATTGCGCATGGGTGACACTCCCTCGCACGCACAACTGTGTGATCGATCGGCAACGTTCCACTATGCCGACGGGCGATGGCTTCGCACCGTACTACACCCTACAGTGTGGCCACCTTCGTTGACGGCACTGCTATCGCATGCGACTGCACCTGCGTTGCCTGATGGCTTCTTCGAGGCACTTGCGCGACTCGCCCCCTTCGGCGAGGATGTTCGCTTGCTCGAAAGCAAGCTCGTCACAGAGGCGGCAGCCTATGAGGTTCCTGGTATTCCTGCAGGTGCACGCTTCTCGCTTCGTCAATTGGCGAGCCTAGAAGATATCGCAACCGCAATAGCTTTCGCGGACTACCCACAGCCATGCAGGTTCACGGGCGAACGTACGCGCGGTGTGATCTTGGGGCGAATATGACAAAACAAGAATTGCTCACAGCAGGAAAACAACACGTGCACGAATGGTGCCGAGCTAATAGCGTCGCAATACCTGTCATTAACGAACACTGGCTAGGACACTGTGACTTCGGAGTCTGTGCCTACTACCGCAATGGAACCATTGACATTTGGCCAAATGCTTGTGCAGCAATTGGCACTGCTGGCAGATGTTGGAGCTATCCAGGTTACAGTGTAGATCGTACGCCGTTTGGCGTTCTAGCACACGAGCTTGGCCATCATGTTGACAAGCAGCACGGCGCAAAAGGCGGAACACTCTCGCATTTGTGGCGACCTACAGATCCGGAAGCCTTGACAGGCTACTGCCCAAATAGCAATGAGTGGTTTGCTGAGTTGTTCCGATTGTTCGTGACAAATCCCGATCTGCTACGCATGCTTCGCCCGAAGGTGTGGCCACTGTTCAGCACTAGCTGGGTGTCAGTCGAGCGTCGCGCATGGTACGAAGTGCTGGCCGCTGCGCCTCGACAGCTAGCAGTCGCGCACAAGCGCATTGCACGTGCGGCATGACCGGGCTTTTCTGGCACGACGATCGCCCGGAAGTGCGGCGACTGATGCCGCCAATACCCGAGACAGGCTGGCAAACGCCGCGCGATCTGCCTAGCCTTGCGGCCGCACATGCTCTTGCAATTGACGTTGAAACCTACGATCCTGAACTGACAGCACATGGCCCAGGCTGGGCTCGCGGACGCAGCCACCTCGTAGGCATTGCAGTGGGCACAGACGACGGCTGGCGACGTTACTTCCCGATTCGTCACACTGTCGAGGCAAGCTACAACCTTCAGCCTGAACATGTACTCGCATGGGCAGCAGTTGAGCTAGCTAGGCCACAGCAACCAAAACTAGGCGCGAATCTCATGTACGATGTTGGCTCACTACGTGCCGAAGGTGTGCTCGTGCAAGGCGAACTATACGACGTCGAATTCGCTGAAGCGCTACTTGACGAAGCTGCAACCGTCAATCTCGACGATCTAGGACAGCGCTACCTCGACAAAGGAAAGACGTCATCACAGCTCTATGATTGGTGCCGCGCTTGGTATGGCGGGGGAGTTGACCAACGCATGAACATCTGGCGCGCACCACCTCGGCTAGTCGGACCCTACGCCGAAGGCGACGTTGACTTGCCTTTCGCTGTGCTCGACAAGCAATGGCAACGATTGCAAAGCGAAGAATTGGTCGACCTATTCCGCATGGAGTGCGCACTCATTCCGCTACTAGTTGAAATGCGGTTTGCTGGCGTGTCAGTTGATCTAGTGCGTGCAGAGCAAGTGCGTTCCGACTTGCTCGCAGCGTCCACAATCGAACAAGCCAAGCTGCGATCAATAGTTGGCTTCGACGTCAACGTCAATGCGGCTGCAAGCATCGCCAAAGCCTTTGACAAATTCGGGTATCCCTACGACAGAACGCCGAAGGGTGCGCCGAGTTTCGACAAAGACTTCCTAGTCGCTTGCCATAATCCCATTGCCGGTGCAGTCAACGAAATCCGCAAGCTCGACAAGCTACGCACCACATTCGTGGAAAACTACATACTTGGCGCGCACGTCAAAGGCAAGGTTTATTGTAGCTTCAATCCATTGCGAGCAGACGAGACTGGAGCACGCAGCGGACGCTTTAGCAGCAACGATCCGGATCTGCAAAACATACCGGTGCGTGACAAGGTGTGGGGGAAGAAAATTCGTGGACTATTCATTCCTGACAGTGGTCACAAGCAGTGGCGTAAGTTTGACGAGTCACAAATCGAATATCGCCTACTCGTCCATTACGCTGTAGGTCCTGGCGCAGATGAAGCGCGCTGTAAGTATGCAACAGATCCCAACACTGATTACCACTCTTGGGTGCAACATGAAGTGGTAGGCCCACAGGCAGGTTGGGACATGTCCACACCAGAGCTTGTTAAATTCTGGCGTTTTCTAGTGAAGAACATCAATTTCGGTTGCGTCTACGGCATGGGTGAAGGCCATCTAGCTGAGTTGATCAACAAGCCATTGCGTGAGGCAAAGACAATACTTGCGGCCTACCATCGTGGTGTGCCTTTCGTACGCGCTACAATGGCTGCGTGCTGTGACGAAGTCGAGCGCCTCGGCTACATCACAACGCTACTTGGTCGGCGTAGTCGATTCGATTTGTGGGAACCTGTAACCCGCGCGAAGTGCGCAGCCGCGAGGCTAGCCAATCCTCCGTTGCCCTACAATGAGGCACTATTGACGTATGGGCAGATCAAGCGCGCCTATGCCTACCGCAGTCTCAATCGTCGCCTGCAGGGTGGCGCAGCAGATTTGTTCAAGGTGGCAATGCTCAAGTGCTGGCAAAGCGGAGTCTATGCACAAACAGGTGTACCTCGCTTGATTGTGCACGATGAAAAGGATTTCAGCGATGCAGGCAACAGCACAAACGAAGCCTTCCGTGAAATGAAGCACATCATGGAAACACCGCTACGGTTGCGAGTGCCATTGATCGTGAATGAGGAACGCGGCCCCAACTGGGGCGAATTGCGGGACGTCTAGTGCTTTTGAGAGCGTTCGAGTATCAAAGCATGGCTGTCCTGCGACTCCTTCAGGCGCTTCGCCACGTCTTCCTGCAATTGACGAAACTGTGCAAACTTGTAGTTTAAAAATGCTGCTAGAAGAATGCCCACAATTGCAGTTGCTACTGTCGAGACTTTTGACCACACGGCTTTCTCTCCTTTGCGTTCTGCAAGCACTTTGACCACCTCTTCCATTTGCTTTCGTATTGGGCACTCCTGGCAATTCTCGATCATCGCCAATTTGAATGCATCTGGGATCGGTGTTTTTTCGTGCTCGCTCATTTGTCAAATACTCCTCTGTGCGAAGCCGTGCTACTGTTGCTTTGTGTTTTCTAGCGAATCCGGTAGATAGGCACAAGCTGTCTGTATCGCTGTATACGCCGAGGAGACTACAATGGGAATAGCAGTTGCGCAACTTGACAGCAGCAAGGCTGCGAGAATAACGAGCCTCATGGCTTGTCAGCAGTCTTTGCAGGCGAGCCTGGCAATCCCGCCTGCAACATGCGCGCCCCCTTGAGTAGAGCTGCCGCGACCACCGCAACTTGAGCTGCACGCGTGCCGCTCATGAGCCCGGCCGCAGCCAACATGATCGGCGCCACGATGGCAAGCGCTGCGCCCCATGCCTCAGTAGTCAAAAGCAAGGACTTCCAGTCCGCCCCTGCTGCTCGTTTCTGGAGCGCCCGCACGATGCCGTAGGCTCCTGCTCCAAGCGCCGCGATCAGCGCAGCCCAGGCCGGTGGCAAGGTTCCCTCGACGGCAAATAAGCCAGTCGCGATAGTCGAGAGAATCGCGATTGCTAGGGTGATCCACTTCGTGTTCATGTCCGGTACCTCCGAGCGTGAAGTAATCACTGTGCTACCCTCTCAAGCCACAAGTCTCCAGATCCTGCATTGTCCACAAGACAATAAAGACCATTTGAGACTGTGCGCATGTACAGTGTATAGGTGCAGGTAGTAGCTGAGCTAAGAGTGTGCAAATGTGACCCCGACACTGTGAAATAGTAGGCTGCTCCTCCTGCTGCACTTGTATAGTGTAGCGGCGGGTTGTATGTGCAGTCAGTCTCTACGCCAAAGCTGCAAGAATTCGCGCTACCTCCCACGTTTCCCGTAGCTTCATAGCTAACTCTGTAAGTTCCGGCAACGCCAGGACCGACTACTGCACCGATGCTCACTTTTGTAGCTGTGGATGATATCGTGCCAGTTTGAGTCACAGCGTGCGTAACAATCGGCAGCCAGCCTATGTCGAGCTTCCCCGAACTGTTTGCGATTGGGCTCTTATTCGCGGTCGGCGTAGCAGTCGCCAAGTCTGTTTCTGTGATCGTCGCAGTCCCTGTGAGCGTCTTCGTCGAATTCGGCAATACCACGACCCCCGTGACTGCGTTGGTGACGACAGCCGTGGCGTTCTCGCTGATATACGCCCACACTCGGGTCTCAGTGCCAACGTCCATGTAGCCACCACTGATATGCATGTGGTTCGTAGAGTCGCGCCCATTGGTGAGGCGCGTGTCCGTATCGGCTACAGCCCCGCTGACCTGGGTCACTGTGAAAGTGCCGTAGATGTCCGCTGAAGTATGGGTATGCGTGCCGAGCACAGTGGTTGTGACAGTCCCGTTCATGACCACAGTAGGGTTGTCACTCACGAGGGCGGTGTTGGTGCTGTCAATGTGGGTCATGCTATAGGTCCATGATCCCGTTCCGGTCGCGGTCGCAGTGTGGGTTAGCGTTTCAGTGCCAGCGTCGGTCTTGATCGTCGTAGACGTCTTTGTGCCAGCTTCGTAGAAAGCGTCTGCCATGTACAGGCTACCCGTGAATGTACCCGATCCCGTGAACGTTTTGGGATACGCCCAGCACGTGCCTGTTGTTGTTGTAGTCAGCGTCACTATCTCGCTGAAGGTCGCAGTTCCGCCAACACCGGCAACAGTGCTAGTCTTTGTAGCGCTGACCGTGCCAGTGCCCCCACCTTGCTCTGTCACAGACGCAGTCGCTGTGACAGTTACTGTTTCTGTCTGTGTTCCCGCATAGGTGTATGTCCTAACTCCTGCCGCTGCTGTTTCGGTGTGATAAGCCACACCCGTTCCAAAAACTGTAGCCGTTCCGGTGGCCGTTACAGTCGTGGTGTACGTGCCAGTTGCGGGAAGTGAATACACCACGTTCGAGCTGAAGGTGTTAGTCCTTGTGCCGGGCATAACAAAGCTGGACGTCTTCGAGCCACTTGCTGTTGCTGTCGCGTATACCGTGTCAGTCACGTTGTACGACTCCCCAACCGCGAATGCCACCGGAGCGATCGCGTGTAGTGTGCTCGTATTTCCACCCGTCACGTTCAAGGCCAGCGTCGACGTTGATAGAAGCGAAGTAGTAGTCGAAGTCTGTGTGCCAGTTCCTGTCGCCGGGCCGAAGAATCCACCGGCAATTGTGACCGGATTAGACGCCACGACCGGACCAGTCGCAGATAGCGTGCCGCCGACACTTACCGTATTGCCTGAACCGACCTTCAACACGCATCCGGCGTAGTTCCCGGCGCTTCCGTGACAACTATTCGAGCCCATCGCCACAGTACCGTCGGCATTGACCTTGAATTGAGTGTAGCCGTAGGTGTTCGGCAACGTGGCCCCTGCTGAGCCTGCTGGCGCAAACCGAAATTGCCCCTCACTTCCGAGGAAATAGAACATGCCTGCCGCACCGGCCTGGCTGTATTTGAACGAAACGCCGTCAAAGTAAGTGTTGTCGACGAGGAATACGTTGTTGAGCGAGTATGGCTGCAAATACAGGGAACCAAGCGACAGCGATGGCGTTGTGGTTGGGGACGCATTGAGAATGGATGCACGAAGGCCAATTGAGACAGACGTCCCGTTGTCGGAGATGGTGGAGTTTCCGAGTGAGTTCGCTCCGGTCCACTTTGGTAGGTAGTTTGTAGTGCCAGTGTCTGTCATTCCTCCCGCAGCGGTGCTTGTGCACGTACTAGTCCCACTTCCCGTGATAGTGCAAAGCGAGCCATTCAAGTCAACAACATGATCTGGACTCTGGCTCACCTTCACTTTGCGGCTAGTAGTCGTACAGTCAAGCTCGGCATATCCGCAGAGTGCCCATAATTGTGGTGCATAGACAACGGCCACAAGTAGTGCGACGTACACGCCGAGTGCTGCGGGCGAAGTCCACCGTATGCGATTGGTTCTCATGCTAGTGATCCTCCTGGCATCAATTGCCAATTACCTTCTGTGGCGTTGTAGCACAAGAGCAAACGCGCCCTTGTAGCATAAAATGTTTCGCCTGGGAACGTTACGCCCATGCCCGCCTCGCTCGACAGATAGACAGGCTTCGCAGAATTGGGGCATGCGGCGCTCATGTGAGCAAGTGTGATAGGTGATTCATTCGTGGCGCCGTAGATCGTGACCGGCATCAAGAATCCATCGGCAGGCACAGGCGCTGCAATGCCAACAACTGTCGAGCCTGCTGGAATTGTTACTGTAACAGGCTTAGCGAGATCACGAACAATGATCACACCGCCGACAAAGGTTGTAGGCTGCACTGGCGATCCTGCAAGAATTCGCCGAGTGATGTCTTTCTTGTATGCTTCAACTGGAATAGTGACGCCAGTTCCTCGTGATGGACTATTGTAGCGCAAGTGTAGCGTCACTGCGCTGCTCGATGTTGTGTGAAGACAAGGTATCAATACAAGCCACTCGTCTTCACGTATCGAAAACGCAGCAGCATCGTAGAGCACTCGCTTAGGCTCAGGCACGGTATTGTGAATTGCAGCAGTAAGCGCTTCAAAAAGCAAAACCGATCCACTATCATTGTGTCTGTACACTTTCCAGCCAAGTGCAATTGTAGCATCAAGATCATCTGTCGTGAGCCAAGCGGCCTCAGCAATGAATGTCCACGGGCCAGCCGGAATGCTTGCTACGCCGAGCACTCGTGAAAGAAACGCGATGTCAAAATCAGCTGTGCCGCTGGCCATTGTGACAGTGATGTCAATGACTTCGTTGCTCACGCTTGACTGCGCGATTTCAGCCTCGGTGAGCAACTCCGCGCCATCGTCGAATGTCTCGCCAGCAGAATAGGACCAAAGCAAATCGTCACTGCCTAGATCGGTGCACGGATTAGCTAGCGTCGCATACGCATGCGCGTATACGTTGCCTTCAAGTACATAGAACGTCATGCTCGGCACAAAAGCAGATGCCACAGCATAGTCAGCGTGGCGCGTGAGTGTCGCATGCGTCGATGTTGGTACCCAAACCCCAGGAGGTCCTTCAGTCCAATACTGACCGATATCCTTCACCACATAAGGGCCAGACAAAGCGCGATCATAGTTGTCAGTTGCCTTTTCTGCGAGCACCGTCAAGCCAACCAGAGCCGAACCTGCGTGGTTACTCGTGTCGGGGTCAACGCCGTCAAAGAAAGCGCTAGTTAACGGTCCTGTGTAGTCGCGAACCATGATGCCAGATCCCGCCGGAGTCTCTGTCCATCCGTCAAACAAAGCACCCTCAGAAGGAGTTGCAAAGACGCACTTAACACTGCCGCGATCCAAAGGATCGTACTTCCGCACAGTCTTGTAGGTAGTTTGCGAAGTCGTGCCAGGCATCGGGCCTAGCACTTGCGGCGGCCATGCAATTCCCCCTGGAATAACAAGGGGCTCTGTAGGCGTAAAAAACACGTCTTCTACGCACTCAATTGTAACGGAGCTTGACGTTCCATTGCCAAGCTTGATAGACAATACGCGCATAACTTGCATATTGATGCCAAGCACTGGCCAGTTGAGCACAAATGCGTCTCCCCAATTGAGATCAGCAGCCTCGCGACTACAATTTTCAAGTGTGCAAGTCTGTACGGGTGTGGACTTCGCCTTGAGAGCACGCTGGGCGACAAGGTTCGCCGAATGAGCATTGGTCAAAAACGGAAACTCAACTGTCTCGCTAACCCATCCGCCTTGCTCTTGCATAAGCCCGTAATCGTGGAATGTAGCAGATGCGGTGTCGCCAAGTGGAGCACGCTTGTACTTGACCGTAACAACATTACACAATTCTGCAGTGCTTTTACGAATAGCGTTCTGCACGCTACCCACATTGTCGTAGTCAAGCACAAGCAAATCGTCGATATCGTAGTCGTCACGCAAAAGTTTCAGTGTCCATTGACCGGTAATCCGATCAACATACAAAACACCATCAATGTGACGAAGAATTGCCTGTAAAAGCTCCTCATACGTAGACTGTGCATCCCATAGAATAGATCCGCCAAGAGCTTCGTTGTACAGAGTGTCCGCTGCAGCAGTAAACGAAGTATCGTTGATATCGGCAGTCGCATAGCCCATGCCCCAAATTGTGTCCGTCAAGATCTCGCGAATGATATGCGCAAAATTCATATCCCACGTGGCAGCGTAGCTTGTAGGATCGATGCCAACCGATACACCTGCATAGATGTACTTCGGAGTACCCGTCGGAACACTGTCCTTTACTCGATATGCAATCACATTCGGACCATTGGGCACAATCAAATTCCTGGCAATGCTGCCAATGGAATTGAACACATTAGATTGCAAATCCTTCGAGACAACAGGCGCGAGTGCAACTTCTGTGCCATTGAACCATAGCGTAGCGCTATCGTCATGATAGCAACGCACGTACAAACCGATATCGGGCAAAGGCCCGAGATCTTGGCGAAGCCAAAGCTTTGTACCAGCCACTACGTGCGGTGGGCTTTGCTGTCCATTCCACGACCATGCATTACTGTTGTCAGCAATGCATGTTCCAACTTTGGGCACGCGTGACGCCCACGACGGATCTCGACCTTGGCCATAGGCGCCTACGGCTTCATTGCCAAAACCACCCGGGCCTTCGTCCCACTCCGAATCATCGTAGGCCACGGCGCTGTAGTCAGTTGTATCAACTGTTGCCTGCACCTTCCACTTCCACTTATCTTCAAGATTGCGGCCAAGCACGATCGCAGCTTTCGCAGGATACCACTGCGCAGCCTGCCCGCCATCAGTGCGAAAGATGCGTTGCACACGAAAGGCCCATGGCTTGAGCGCCGGAGCATTGCCTAAATACCAAGGGGTCCACGGCTTGAGCGTCGCCACACCATGACTCTTTGGAACCTTTGAGCCGCCGATCTTTGAAAGTAGGTAGGAGTCCGCCAAATCTGCAATTGTCCCGTCGTCGGTAGTCGTGCGCAGGTAGCCACGTTCGAGCACGAACTGACCTTGTACGCCATCACCATCACTAGGAGAGTACCACTCAGCACTCAAGTAAAACTGCGTCAAAGGATCAAACACGCTAGCGCCGTCTTCGTGAGGTCCGCGCCAAATCTCAGTGCCACCTACCGATACGCTCACTAGCTTGTCAATGCAACCATGACAAAGCGAGAACTGTACGGCGGCGTAGTAATGAATTGAAGGCGGATCAAACTGCGTATCGGGCTCGTCTGATTGATCCGAAAATCCAGTGATATTTGGCGACGCGATCATGACCGTTCCAAAGACTACAGGAATCGGAAGCCCTTCCTCTGCTTTGGGACAATCGCCCCATTCCTGCGCAGAATATGGAAATGGAGCGGTTACCATCTTGTAAAACTGATAACCTGCGGCCGCGACGGCAATAGCAAGCAGTGCGTATTGAAGCATTATGCGCGCCTCATAGCAATTGGATTGGCCATAGGATTAGTGGCAGGAATGCGCTCTTCGCCGCCATAGTTTCCAAGGTTACCCTTGGCTGTGCACGCAGAACGAGTATGCTGGCATCCTTCAAACAAATCGACAGCAAAGCCGCCAGGATGTGCGGCCATTTCAAGTGCAAGTGACTGAATCGGACGCATGAGCGTTAGCACATTCAACGCTTGCTTGACAATCATACGAATCGTCCCGTCAGGTGCTTGCAACGTTCCTCTTGCCAAATCGTAAGCACTCGCCCCCGTCACTGTGACAACTGCGCCATTGACAGCTGTCACAGTAAGCGTGTGCTTGTAGTCATCAGGATCCACATTGCAGCCTCGCTCGAAAAACGCAAAAGAGCATGTTCGCTGGTACACTCGACGCAATCCGCGACGTTTTAGCGATGAAAACACAGGCTCACAATTAAGCGTAACTATGTGACCATCAACAGGTGCACTCAATACGCGACCCTTCCAAAGCACACGCACATCCGTATCGTCTGCGTGCGTTCGCCATACAGTTACTGTCGTGATTACATCGGGTGAGTAGCCAATGAACGTTGCGGCTAGCGGATTGTCATAAGGCAACTTTAGGGCAAGCGTGCTCTTTGGAATTTCGCCCGTGATCTCGATATCGCCTAGAACAAGCACAGCGGGATTCCACAGTGAAGCCAGTCGCGTCAACGATTCGTTGCTGGTATTGTACTGATACGTAACTGCACCTTGTACAAAGCGCACAAGCCATACAGGCATTGAATCCTGGACTGACAATTCTTTGCTCGCATAGCTCATGGTGCAAGTACCTCTTGTGTGGGCACTACAACAGTCAAGACAAGTCCAGGCTTATACTGCAATTCAATGCGATCAGCATCTAGGCGAGACGGCGTTAGCGTGCATACCTTGTCCACAAGTGAGATAGCCAAGTTACCAGCAAACGCACCGCTTGTGAAGTGCAATCGCTCGTTTCCTGGGATCTCAGTGGTTACGCTCGTAATGCGTAAGCCAATGATGCCTCCCACTTTAGTCAATATGCCTATGTCAGTTCCAAGCCCGTAGCTTGCTGCAAAGCCAACAGCAGCAACCTGCACAAAATCCTCACCGTCGGCAATGTCTTTCGTCAGTGTAAAGTCGGCGTTATTGCTCGGAAGCCAAAACGCTTTCCACCTTCCGCACAGCGTGGCCAACAACGATCGCAAATCAATAGCTTGCTGAGAAGTCTGCGCCGTCAATGCTACACTCATGCTTGTCTGTGCATAGGAATACAACGAATAATTTGCTAGTCCACCCGTAGCTGAATCTAATGTCTCAACTACGCGATCAACGCTATCCTCACTGCTATTGATCAATTCGCGAGCTGACAAAATCACTGGCCAGTTGAGATAAGTAGGCAGCACAGTTGCAGTCGCATCGATCATATCTTCTGTTGCAGTAATCTTGAACAATGCGTGTGCAGTGACATAGTGGCTTGCGTACCTTGTACCCGCTAATGGTTGCACAAACGTTCCGACACGCAAAGGAACCACTAAGGGTCGGCTGTAGCTATGGGTCAAAGCACTAACTGTGATTGTACCATCGCCGATATCGCTTACTGTGTGTACTTCGTACAACGTTGTGCTTTCGATTACGAGCACAGCACCGCCAACTTTGAAAGACGAAGCGTGCGCAGTATCCACGGGCAAGGTTACCGTGCCCGCGTTGACGGCGGGAATCGTGGCCATGCGCGGCCAATCAGGTACGTAGAGCTGTGAACCGCCTACAATGCGACGTTTTTCACGAGCAAGTCCATAGGTGCCTTCGTCGAATTGATGCTGAAACGAAAACTCTTGTCGAGGAAAGCGGCGTGTACATGCGCGAAACTCGCCATTGCGACAGTGAATGATGTCGGTAAGCCATTCTAGGCTTTCAATGACGTTGTTCTGCGGTGGATATTGCCAGACTTCCATGTGGTCACTACTGTAGCAATGACTGAATTACGGCGCTATTGCGTCGAATTACGTTTACGATCACCTGTTCGCCTGCAGTCGAGCCCAGGAAACCACGTATAGCTTCGCCTCCCTCAAAGGCATTGACAATGCGGAGCGAACGTCCACCGCCAAGCAAAGCAGCAGTGTCGCGGCTTCCGATCACTGTTGCTGGACCATTCACGCGCGTTGGGCGGCTAACCAATTCGAGATTGCCACGCTCCCCTACGTCGCCATAAGAGCCTCCGGCAATGTTCCCGCCTGAATCGTAGCCACCACTGTAGGACTGCGATGTTAGCTGCCCTATGAGCTGCGCGCCTTGCGCTGCAGCTTTGATATACAATGGTATGCTTGCCGGCCAGCCTGCCTTTGTCGCTTCGGCCATTGACTGGTACATAGCTAGTCCAGCGCTAGCAATTGCAAAGCCACGTTGAACAGAGAACATCACCGCGTATTCCTTGCTTTGCTCACCATGCGCGTTCTTCATTACAGCAGCTAGTCCGCCAAACATCAACTCGGCGTTTTGCAATGATTGTGCTGCTAGCTCTGTGTTGATCTTCTTAATTTCTTCTGCGCGTGCGCGCTCAATTGCAATCGACTTTTCTTTGTAGGTTTTCTCGGCTTGAAGTCGAAGAACCTCGCCTTTCTTGCCACTGAGATTCTCACTGAGAGCATCGTCGAGCTCAAAGCGTTGACCTGCATACTTAGTATCCACAGACTGCAGTTGGAACTGAGGACCTACGCCAATGCTGCGAAGTCGCTTCTGTAGCGCCAGTTGCTCCTTAGCGCCTTTCTCGGCTAGAGCGTCAATGTGCTTCGCATATAGATCTTCGTTGCGTTGCCACAACTCTTCTGAGTCAGGACCTAGATAGTCTGCTAAGAATTCGCGGCGCTTAACAAAGCTCGCGTGTTCCGCATCTTCTTTTGCGGCCAAACTTTCGCGGATAGCTGTCAGCTCGTGGTACTCATTCTCACGCACTTTAGCAAAATAGGTATCTTCGGCGTCTTGTTCAGGGTTGCGCAGGTGATATTCGACAGGCTTGTCTGGCGCTTTGGTTTCGCCAGCCGCACGGCGGTACTGACGCTCATTTTCTTTTGCAGCTTGATCGATCGTCAAATCGCCAACGCGTTCCTCGCCCAGCGATCGCAGCTTAGCAATCAGAGCTTCATTGCGCGCAAAGTGTGCAAGTGCTTTGTCTGAAGAAGACTGTGCATTGCGCTCCAATTCATCCGCTAACGCTTTGATTTCAGCGCGACTTGCAGAGGGATCTGCCCATGACCGCATTGTAGCATCTAGCTTGTCCGACTCTGCACGGGCAAGTTTTGCCGATTCAAGTTCACGTTGGCCCTTCTCAATCTTACCAAATAGCGCTTCAACTGCCGCAGTCATAGCGTCGATTATAGTGACTGAAGATCCGACAACAGCTTCAATTCCTGCGCCTAAACGAGAGTCACCGACGGCATTGACAAGCCTTTCCCAGGCATCATCTGTTTTCTTTATTGAGCCGCCAATAGTGTCCATTTGCCGTTCAACTGCACCTGCAAACTGTACGTTGCCGAGACTAAGCAAATAGGACTCGATCTCAGTTGCGTTGTTGCGAATAGTCTCAGTTTGCCCACGAAATGTTATCTTGAGATCGTCGCCTTCATCCTTCACCTTAACGCCGAATTCGCGCAGTGCCTTGAAGTTGCCCAGCGTTGCCGACTGCACAGCACTCGTAACATTGGCTAGACTAGCTCCGGTTTGCGCGGCAATGTTGCTATACGACTTCAACGCTGCGTTTGAGTTAGACAGCCCAACGTTACCCAATTGCACAAACGCATTAGAAACCTCTTGCAGCGTGCTTGGCAGTTTGCCAAACGTTAACTTTTGCAGATTTGAGAATGCTTCGTCTGCTTGCTCAGCACTGTCTGTCACGCCGCCTAGGCGTGCAATCATGTTATTGTCTTCTACTAAATTCTCGACAACTGCCGATGTTACATGCTTGACACCCTCGGCCAGTGTCTCCATTGCTTTTGCTGCAATAGCGGCGGCGCCTCCTGCAGCAAAGCCAATGCCTAGCGCGTTCATTGCGCCAGATTGTGCACCTTCAGCTATTTGCCCGCCAATAGCCGGCGTAGCAGACTTGCTCAACTGAGCTTCGATGCGTTGCAGTGACGGCCTTATGGGCAGCACTCCGTCTAGTCCTGCCTTTGCTCGCTGTATGGCATTGTTCCACACTTCGGCTTCGCGTGCGGCAGCCTTCTCGGCAGAACGGACACGCCGCTCGTCACGAGCAATTGCTTTTTGGACAGCGTCATTCCATTGCTCATTCTCGCGAGCTAGCTGACGGTCAAGCGCTTGCTGTCGCTTAGATGCCGCCGTTTCTCTACGAGAAGCTTCGCGCTCTGCAGCCTGTATTGCCTTCTCTGCTTGCGCGGTTGCCTTCTCTGCCACGCGTTCGGCAGCACGTGCCTGGCGATCGGCCGCCTTCTCGGCTGCAGCGGCTAAGCGTTCGTTTTGCTTTTCAGTTTCCTTAGATGTAGCCGTAAGTGCCTTAAGATCCTTGTCAGCGCTTACAACGCCAGTGCTGGTTACGACTACTTCAAGGCGCGCTTTGTTGGCCATCGGCTACCTTTCTCCTTAAGCGATCGAGTCCTCTCAATACTTCAACTTCCCAACTTGCCAAGTGATGTCCTGTGAGTTGCAGCCAAGCAGCAATTTCGACAAATGAGAGATCCTCGCCTGTTGCAATCTCACAGAACAGTGTCCACAGATACAGCAGCTCTGATGGTGCGACGGGCGCTTCTGCATGACCCGGCGGAAGCTTGCCCGTGCGCGCACGATATGCCTCGACTGACTCCGCTAGCGTGTGTGCTGCCCCTGCTGTTGCGGGCTTTCCAAGACTGAACTTGTATTCGGCCCAGCGGTAGAAGTCGCCGAGCTGCTGCCGAAAAAACGATCACGATCGTGTGCTGCTGCGTAGACTTGATCGCCCACATAAGGCGCTTCTCGCAGTAATTCGGCAGCAGCTTCTGGCGTACAAGGAGCTTCCAAGCTCCAATCAGCCACAAGTGCGACACGCTCTGCAAGTGAAGCGGCTTCTTTCTCAGCTGCTGTTTCAGCAGTCAAGACTGCCGCAGATCCTTTGTCACGCACGACACCTGCGAGCCTAACCATAGTGCGATTGAATCCATCATGCGCGGCCCGATAAGCGTCGGAGTCAACACCACGCACAAGAATCCATTCATCTGCGAGTGGATTGCCTTGCTTGTCGAGCAATGGCACAATAATGCCATCGTTGGCTTGCTTGCGCGTATAGAGATCTTGTGGCTTCATAGTAGCTGACTCCTTTGCAGTGAAAGAACAGTCTACACGTGTGGTGTGCGTGTCAGCGTGAGCTGCGCAGCTGCTACAGAGTTGTAGTAAGCCTCGAAGGCCAGCGACACGGGAATGGACGTATCGCCTTTCACATCAGGCATACCGCCCACAAATTTGAGTGAAGGTACTGCGAAGACAAGAACATTGCCCGCAGGATCGGTGAAGGTGACACCAAGTGCCTTCTCTGTTTCGGCAAGGAAAGCATCGATCAAGGCACCCGCACCTGTGTCAAGCCACACTTCCAGCGTGCCACTCGTTTTGATGATGCGTGAATCCGGCTGCAACGTTACGGCCGAATTGGCCACGTAGCGCGCCTGCAATTGGCGATCAATTGCCAGCTGCAAAGAAGTCACGATGCCGATCGAAGATCCTCCGACAGTAAACGCCGCATCCTTGAAAGCAAGCGGCTGATTGGTCGAGGCTGCCGCATACGTCGCACCTGTGACAATCGCATCGTCGCGAACGACGTCACGGCACAAGCCCTCGAAATTGGCAGCCACAAGCTGATTGTTGGACACCTGCAAAGACAACTTGCTGAATTCGCAGCCATCATAGCGATGGAA